ATGAGTTCAAATGTCGAAAGAATGAAAAAGTTATACGCCCTCGCCCTCCGGGGCGTGGGCGGAGAGAAAGAACAAGCCGCCGCCATTCTCGAAAAACTCGTTAAAAAGTACGGTGTATCAATGGAGGATCTTGACGAGGAAATCGTGAGAGAACACGAGTTTTCTTTTCACGGAAACACGGAGGAGCGTCTCTTGCGTCAAATAGCCTACAAGGTAACGAATGAGAGAAATACTTTCCTTAATTTGCGATACACACAATCGGGCAGAGCTTGTCGTACACGTTGCCGCGTTAAGTGTACCGACGCTCAAAAGATAGAGATTGAGTTCCTATTTGATTTCTATAAAAAGCTATGGGAACGTGAGCTCGAGATTATGTTCAAAGCTTATATACACAAGCACTCCCTTTTCGGCGATTTGAAACCGGGAGAAAAAGGTTCCGAGATCTCCGACGAAGAATGGAGAAAAATTCAAGCTATGATACAAGGGCTCTCCGAGGACAAGCCCGTTTTACAGCTAACGGAAGGAGGAGCCAACAAATGAACATCACGCCCGAAAACTACATAGAACAGCTTTTAAAAACGATCGACGCGGTAGAAGCGCTCCGAAATTTTACAAAACGTTACCCGATTTTATATTTTGGCGTCGCTCGAGCAAACGGAAAGAGCCGTTTTGCATACCGCTTTATAAAACACTACTCCTCTATTATTGGAGCCTACGAAAAAGCAGAAAAAGAAGCAAGAGGAGAGCGTCCGGGGATCCTTCGCCGCATATTCAAAAAGCGCTCTCGTCCAAAATGGACGAACCCCTCGCCGTTATTGATAAAAACAGCCGTAGAGATTTACGGGCTAACGAATATAGACGGTCGCTCCGCAGAGCAAATTATAAAGCTCATTATGAGAAAAGAAAACACGTGGAGCGGGTGGGGGTATAGACAATGAGAATCGGTATAATTGACGTTGACGGACATAATTTCCCGAATGTCCCTTTAATGAAAATATCGGCGTATCACAAAAGCCTCGGCGATTCTGTCGAATGGTGGTTCCCTTTGCAGAGTTACGACCGAGTATATAAATCAAAGATCTTTAGCTTTACTCCGGATATACAATATCCAATACAAGCGGACGAAATCATAGAGGGCGGAACCGGCTACGCGATCTCTTTAGAAAACGGGAGAGAGGTTTACGAAAAAAATAGCGACGTAGCGCTCGATCCACAAATAGAGAAAATGTGTCCGGACTATTCTATATATCCTCAATTTTCCGAAGCTTACGGAAATTTAACACGCGGCTGTCCTCGCGGCTGTCCGTTTTGCATTATCGGCAAGAAAGAGGGATTATGCTCGCGACAAGTAGCAGACCTCGCGGATTTTTACACCGGGCAAAAAGAAATAAAGCTCCTCGACGCGAATATCCTCGCTTGCGAAGATCGGGAGCGCCTATTAAAAGACCTCGCTAAAAGCAAGGCTCGAGTAGATTTCACTCAAGGGCTTGATATACGCCTCATAGACGGGATAGAGGATCTCGTTACGCGGATCCGAATAAAAACTATACATTTCGCTTGGGATAACGCAAAGCAAGATCTTTCAAAACATTTTGAAAAGTTCAAAAACAAAACCGGTATAGGGCGTCAAAAGCTTATTGTTTATGTGCTTACAAATTTTAACTCGAGTTTAGAGGAGGATCTATACCGAATTTACAAGCTCCGCGAACTTGGATATTCTCCCTATGTAATGATTTACGACAAGGCTCACGCCTCAAGGGAGATTCGAGATCTTCAAAGGTGGGTAAATAGCCCTCAAATCTTTCAAAGCGTCGCAAAGTTTGAAGATTATAAAGCGAGGAGGTGAAAAAATGAGCGTGAAAAATATAGATGTTAAAACCTCCGAGAGAACCGTCCCGGAGAAAGTTATTCTCTTCGCCGCGCAACTCCCCGAGGGAATGACGGCAATTCTCACCGACGCAAAGACCGGAGCGGAGTATCGCATAACATCAACCTCCGAGAGGTGCTCCGACAATGCGACATAGTTTTAGAGACCGAGAGGGACGCTTCACGAAATGCACCCTCGAAAAACTTTTCGGGATAAAGGAGAAAGAGATCAATACCTCGCGCTATCGGTGCGCGGAGTGCGGACACATATTCGCTCCTATTCTCGCCTCGGGTATTTGCCCGAAATGCCAAAGTAAAAACAAAATTTTATATAAGGAGATTTCGGAAAATGAAAACAAAAATCAAAATTAAAAACCTCCGGAGCGGCGAACGCTTCGAGTTTTGCGGCTTCGAGTGGGTATTGCTCGGAGACGAACAGAGCGGAAAGCTCGCGGTAATGGCGGATATTATCGACGAATATCCCTTCGACAAAAACAATAAAAACGATTGGAGAAAATCAAGCCTCCGCGCCGAGCTTAACGAGAAATTTATTAAGAAGCTCGACACCTCCGCTCTTCTCCCCTTTGTATCGGATCTCACAGCCGACGACGGGCTAAAGGACTACGGAACGAGCGAGGATCTCGTTTTCCTTCTTTCGTGCGACCTTTACCGCAAGTATAGAGCGGTTATGCCTAAATACAATACTTGGGTATGGACTATTACCCCGTATAGCACTCTCCCCTCGTACGCCAACTACGAGCGCGTCGTGTACACCGGCGGGACGTTGTACGGCCTCGACGCGACCCATTCCCTCGGAGCCGCCGCCGCTTGTCTGTTCAATCCGGAATCGGAAATCTACGCCGATAGGCGTACAGAGGGCGCGGACGAGCCCTCGAATAAATCGAGAATCAAAATCAAACTCGACGAAGGAGCGAAGCCCCCCACGAGAGCGCACAGCACCGACGCGGGGCTCGACCTTTACTCTATGGAGGATCAAATTATCTCCGCAAAGGAAAGCGCCGAATTTAATACGGGCGTACATATCGAACTCCCTCTCGGAACTGTCGGCTTCTTGAAATCAAAAAGCGGGCTCAACGTAAAACACGGAATCACGGGAGAGGGCGTTATCGACGTAGGTTATACCGGCGCTATCAAAGTAAAGCTCTACAATCATTCCGGAACCGATTACCGCGTAAAAGCGGGAGACAAGATTTCACAGCTTGTTATTTTGCCGATCCTTACACCCGAACTCGAACTCGTGGACGAGCTCTCCGAATCGGAGCGCGGCGAGGGCGGCTTCGGATCTTCCGGGAGGTAAGATATGCTCGACATAGATCAAATATACAATATTGATTGTGTTGAGGGAATGAATCTATTACCGGATCGCTCTATCGACTTAATGATAACGAGCCCTCCGTATTATAACGCTCGAGACTATTCTCAATGGGAAAGCGTAGAGGCGTATATCGACGATATGGAGAGGGCGTTTACAGCCGTTTATAGAGTTCTCAAAAATCACCGATACGCCGTCGTAAATGTAGGGGATATTACTTGTAAAACCGGCGCGAGCAAATGGGCGGTAAGAAAATTACCGCTCGGAGCTTATTTTGTAAATATGCTTGAGCGGATCGGTTTTCAATACATAGACGATTTTATATGGGACAAAGGAGAACCGCAAACAAAAAGACATTTAGGAAATCCGCCGTTCCCATTTTATCAATACCCGGTGAATTGCTACGAGCATATTTTGATTTTTGCGAAACACGAACTCGACAAAAACAAAATCCCGTGCCCGGATTGCGGAGAAACAATCACACAATCGAATAGCTGTACGGCGATAGGCGTTCAATCGTGGGAATGTAAAAACCCGAATTGTCCTACAAAATCAGCTCACGGCAGAGGAAAACGTTTCTCGGCACGTAGTGTTATGATGACCGATTACCAAAAGCCCGAGAATCAAATTCCGAAAGAACTTTCTCAAGCTTGGCGCCGTGATATTGTAAAAATAGCTCCCGTAATAAAAACGAATTGCAAAGGCAAAAACACTCTCGGGCATACGGCGCCGTTCCCCGCGGAAATTCCGGAAATGGCTATTAAGTATTACTCGGGCGTGGGCGACGTTATTCTCGATCCGTTTATGGGGAGCGGAACCGTAGGAGAAGCCGCTATTATTAACGATCGCCATTATATCGGTTTTGATATTGTAAAAGAATATTGCGATATAGCAGAACAAAGAATTTCAAGGAGGAAATTATGACAAGAGAAGAAATTCTCGCCGCGGCTAAAAAATGCGTATGCGGCGACCGCGATCAACAGTACGGAACTCCCGAAAATAGCTTCGGCGTTATTGCCGAACTATGGGAGACTTACCTCAAGGCGACGAATCCCGGCGCCGAAATCAATATCAACGGCGCCGACGTTGCGGCTCTTATGGCTCTTTTCAAAATTGCTCGAATTGCAACCGGGACACAAAAGGCGGATTCTTGGATCGACGCCGCGGGTTATATCGCTTGCGGCGGAGAGATCGCGGAGGGTGCCGAATGAACGTTGTAGTAGAGGTAGGACGGCTCACGTCCGACGTAGAGCTAAAGCAAACGCGAGAGGGCGTATCCGTTTGTTATTTCACGATAGCGGTATATCGAACGAAGGAAATAACCGATTTTCTCCCTTGCGTAGCTTGGAGAGAAACAGCCGAGCACATTTCCCGGTATTTCGGAAAAGGAAAAATGATCGCTATTCGCGGCGAACTCCAAAGCCGCAAATATACCGACAAAGAGGAGAAGAAACGAACCGCGATCGAGATTAACGTAAAATCTACGAGTTTTTGTGAAAGCGCCTCCTCCGTCCCCTCTCCCGCCCTCTCCTCCACGGAGCCGAATTTTGAAGAGATACCACCGGACGAAAATCTCCCGTTTTAAGGAGGTCGTTTTATGACAAAGAACGAAGCTTTTCTCGCCGTTCAATTCAATTCTATTTGCGAGAGCGGCGGAATCAGCTATTACGCCTACGGGCTCGAACACATACACGAGCCCGGCGAGAAACCACGCGAGGCGATTATACTCCACGATCTAAAAGCGAACAGTATCACTCACGCCGAATATAGCAAAACCTCGGTTATTGATTGGAAGGCGCCCGAGTGGTTAGTAAAAGAGCGCCTCGAAAAACTCAACGAAAAAACAAAATCGGAGGCTACATAATGAAGCTTAAAAATCTCATTCAAAGGATCTTTTGTAAAGATCTCCTCGATCGCGTAGCGAAGCTCGAGGAAAACGTAACAAACATCACAGCCGAGAGGGACGACCTCTCGGCGAAGCTCGAGGCGGCGGAACTCGCCTACAACATTCTCCGAACCGAATACGATAATTTCCGTAAGAATCCCGGAAACACTCGCCCGGCAAAAGTGCCGCATTGTAAGAGCTGTAAATCTTGTAAAAGAACAGAGGTAGCCGTCGGAAAGGTCGTTTTCTCTTGCGAACGAATGGGCGGAAAGCAAATTTTCGTAGGAGAGGGACGAACCTCGCCTAAATGGTGCCCGCTACGCGGCATTATGGCGCTCGGTGAAGCCTCGGCGGTTGCCGCTGACGCCTTAAAATCCGCGACCGCCGCAGTAAAAAAAATCGCAAAGGAGGCGGAGTTATGATAAAAGTAAGGCTCCGCCCGTGTATTGTGGGCGGAAAGAGAGCGCTCTTTCACCGTTGGATCGAAAAGATAACGCCTATCGTCAAAATTTCAATGGCGATCCCGCAAAAGGAACTCTCCGCTCGCGTTAAAGCGGTAAAAGAAAGCTACCCGTATTTGCCGTATGGTACCGAAATGATCGCGCAAAAAGAAACGCTCGCGATCGTAGAACTCGAGGGCGGCGAGATTCGAGAGGTAAAGCCCTCGGAGGTAAGATTTCGCGATATGAAAGTAGAGGAGGAATGGGAAATATGAAAATCGCTTCAATACAGCAGATATGCAAAAGCGCCAAAAGAATAGAGCTATTCTCGGCGCCCGGTGCCTCGGTTCAATGGATCAGCGACGGCGGCGCCTTTTACCCGCTCTATAACCTCCCCGAAATGGAAGAGGAAAACGTATTCGCTCTCTTTGATATTCCCGAAAAGAAACAAGAAAAGATCCATTTTGAGCACAAATACCAACTCCCGGAGGCTCTTTCCTTCGCGGACGCTACCGCTACGGAAACGCCGCTCGAGTTCGGTAATATTTCAATTTATGCGAGAGGGAGAATCCTCGCTCCTATAAAGACCTCCCTCGGAATTATCTACATCAACGAAAAATATCTCAAGCCGTTTTCGGACGCCGAGAACGGAGTTCAGCTTTACGAGAGATACACTCCCCGCGGCGGCGTTTATATCGCCGTGAAAGAAGGTTTTCTCTTAACGGGAATCATTCTCCCGTATGACATTATAACAAAGGAGTTTGTAGCGGAACTCGAAACGATATACAAGCTCTCGGCGGTTGCCGCCGAAAACAAAGGGCTCCACAGCGACGAAAACGAGGAGCCCGAGCAATTAGCACTCGAGGAAAATATCGAGTAAGGAGCACAAAAGAAGGGCGGCTCCGTTAGCACCGGAACCGCCCTCAAATAGCTTTCGCTTTCGTGAAAACTACTACCTTATATATTATATCACGAAAGCGTGAAAATGTCAATAGAAAATAACGCAAGAGCCGCGGCTCTTTTTAGGCTCGTATTCAATATTAACTCAACGACCAAAGAGAGCCCTCGGAGAAAGTGAGAAATATATGTCAAATCAAAATCAAAAAATAAATAATTCCTCTTTTGTGGATCGTCCGTCCCGTCCCGTCCGTCCGTCTTTCCGCGAGGCGTTCCGCCGAGCGGCTCAACAAGTCGAGCTCAACTGTTCGGACATTGGAGAGAAAGACGCACTCCGCGAGCTTTGCTACATCATAGCGGAGGTCTATATTATAGATCCCGATTCAAAAGTCAAGATTTCCGACGAAATCCTCGACGCCTATCTCGTTCAAGAAATTTTCGGAGAACTCACGCTCGAGCACTTGCGGCTCGTTCACTCAAATTTCCACGATCAAACGGATTTAGTAAAGAATAAACGCGCCTACCTCCGCACAGCTCTTTATAATTCCGTTTTTGAGTTCGAGGCTCACTATACGAACCTCGTAAAACACGATCTCGGTATTTGAAAATGAGGTGTTTATATCGCGAACGCCGTTATTATTGCGGCGACTATTTGGAGGTAGATATTTTCCCCGTTTTCAAGAAGCAAAACGGGAGAGGTAAAAAAGCGAAGCCTACGAGCGAGGTTCAAGCAAAGCTAAACCAACACAACGCAGAGCAAAAGCTCATACGCATTTTGAACGAGAATTTTACGCTCGACGATCTCGAAATACATCTTACATACAGCGACGAAAACCTCCCCGAAACGCCCGAAGAGGTAACGAGAGACTATCAAAATTATTTGCGTAGGGTTAAGCGACTACGCGCAAAGCTCGGGCTACCGGAATTTAAGTACGTCGTAGTCCCGTCGGGAGGTTTTGAAGGAACGCGTTTTCACGTGCATATTACAATGACCGGAGGCGTCGATCGCTCGGAGCTTGAGGAATTGTGGGGGTATGGCTACGCAAACTCGAAGCGCTTACAATTCAACGAGAACGGCGTAGAAGGTCTCGCGCGGTATATAGCTCGACAATTTACGGCACATCAAGGAGAACTCCCGTTCGGTAAGAGGTGGAGCGGATCAAGAAATCTCGTTATACCTCCGCCAAAAGACAGAGACGGAAAATTGTCTCAAAAAAAGGTAAAAGAACTCGCGACGATAGAATCGGAAAGCCGAGAACCGTTCGAGCGTCTATATGAAGGTTATCGGCTTTCCGAGGTTCGCCCGTTTTATAACGAGGTGAACGGAGGTTATTATTTACACGTCAAGCTATACCGAGACGGATCTCGGTTCGCAAATACACGAAAACGGAGGGAACGGCGACGAAATGAATAGCGAAATTTGCGCGATATGCGGAAAACCTCTCGCAACAGAGAGCGGGGCTAAATTTTGCCTCGAGTGTAGAGAAAAATACGGGCTCGGAGAACCCGAGCCTCGAGCAAGAGCCGCGCCTCGCGTTCAATGGGAGGCGGCAGAACAAGAGGCTTTGTTTACGTGGGCGAATTATCAGCTCGGATCCTTCCCGGAACTCGAACTCTTATACCACGTACCGAACGGAGGGCGCCGAAATAAATACGAGGCGGCAAAGCTAAAGCGTCAAGGCGTGAAGCCCGGCGTTCCGGATATTGTTCTCCCGGTTCCGCGAGCGGAATTTCACGGGTTATATATCGAACTCAAATACGGCGACAACAAACCGACGAAAGATCAAAAGAAATGGCTCGAGCGCCTAAAGGAGCAAGGCTACAAAGCGATCACGTGCTACGGTTGGCGTGAAGCCGCGGGAGAAATAGAAAAATACTTGAGGAGGAAATCAAAATGAATATTGACTATTTTAGAGCCGCGGAGCGTGAAATTTCGAGCTTGCCTTTGCTTCAAAAATCGCTCCCGATTTTGCAAAGGCGCCTCGATCGGCTTATAGCGGCGGGCGCTCCAAAAGAGCCCGGAGGCGTCGATTTCTCGAAGCCCTACGTAGATTCGCACCACGTAAACGACACGCTCGGCGAGCTTTGCGCTATTGCCGAAACGCAAGCGGAGATCAACGCCACAAAGGACAAGATTCGCGAAATCGAAGGGATCCTCGAAGAGGTTCCCGAGGAGCAAAGAACGGTATTAAGGCTCTTTTACATAGACAAGCTTTCGGCGGAGAAAATCGCCGAGCGCATTTTCGTAGAGAGCGAAAAGACCGTCTATAACATTCGCAACAAAGGAATAGCGACCTATTCGATCCTCTGCTACGGAGCGCTCGCGAGAGCCTCCGAGAGCGGCGGTAAAAAATAATACCTTCAAACCTTGCTTTTTATGTGTTATTATAATACCGTGAAAAACTACGTAAGAAGCGGGGCTCGTTAGAGTTCCGCTTTTTGCGTGGGCTTGGGTAATATATATCACGCAAGGGGCGAGGGGTGGGAGCCGGTATATGAGAGACTTTGCGGAAAAATTCTATAAGTCGAAGGCTTGGCGAAAGCTACGACACTATGTATTTTACGACCGCGATTTCTGTATATGTGTTCGGTGTGGAAAGCCCGGAAAAATAGTACATCACAAAGTATGGCTCACACCGGAAAACATAGACGATCCGTTTATATCGCTTAACGAGGATCTATTAGAGACGCTTTGCGATAAGTGCCATTCCGTAGAACACAACGGAGAGGATCCTTTAGACGGAGAGCTTATGTTTGACGAGGACGGAGACATAGCTCCGAACGACGCCTCTATATACGACACGCCACACGTAGAGCGGGATTCCGAAAGCCTCACACATAGCGGGCTCGTATTTGACGAGGACGGAAACCTCGTAGAAAGGAGCGAGCTTTCGTAATGTTAGAGCTTACAATTTACACAGCGCAAGGCGCTATTGTTTACACCATAAACAAGACGTCGGAGAACTTTATAGAGGTGCTTACCTCGGCTCTTGAGAGAGGGTATGTCGCCGTCGATACGGTAGAGGGTTCAAGATTGATTATCAATCCTCTAAACGTTGCGGCTATCGAAATCAAAGAGCTATCGGACGAAGAATAGCGAGAATATATCCCCCCGGTATTGATTTTCGATTTTTGAATTTCAAGAACCGACGGAGAGCCCCTTTTATGACCGCCCCGGGCGTACATAGAGGGGGGGTTACAGAGAAAGGAGGGGCTAAAAATGGCAAAAGGAAAAACGAATAACTCGGATTTACCGATAGAAGAGCGGATCAAAAAAGCGGAGAAAAAATTAAAGACTTTTTTTGCGACATTAGATGAAGAAAAAAAGAAATTCCTCTCCGAGCCGATCCACCAACTCGCGGTATCTCAAATCATACTCGAGCGGCTTTCCGAGGAGATCGCAAAGGGCGACGTTATCGAGCTTTTCGAGCAAGGAAAACAGAAAATAAGGCGCGAAAATCCCGCCTTAAAGAGCTATAATACGACGATAAAAAGCTACACCTCGCTATTAAAACAGCTCCTCGAACTCCTTCCTAACAACGACGCCAAAGCCGCGGGCGAGGCTATATTGACGTTCGTAACGGGAGGAAAAACGGCGGGCAAAAAGTGAATTTCATAGAGGAGTATTATTCCAAAATCGAACGCGGCGAAATCGTAACGAGCCGCCGCGTTCGAGCGATATACTCCCGCCTCGCCGAGGAGATACGAAACCCGAAAGAAAATTCCCCGTATTATTTCGACGAGGAACTCGGCGAGCGTCCGATTATCTTTATCGAGACGTTTTGTAAACAATCTCAAGGCGCTCTCGGCGCCCCGCTTAAACTCGAGCTTTTCCAAAAGGCTTTTATTCAAGCGCTTTTCGGTTTTATCGAGAAAGAGACGGGGTTCCGTAGGTTCCGCGAAACTCTGTTTTTGTGTGGACGAAAAAACGGTAAATCTACCCTCCTATCCGGAATCGCGCTTTATATGCTTATCGCGGACGGAGAGGGCGCCGCCGAAATATATTCCGTTGCAACAAAAAAGGATCAAGCGAAAAAGGTTTTGACCGAGGCTGTCAATATGATAAAGCAAAGCCCGGAACTCCGCGCGATCCTAAAAAAGCGCCGCAACGACGTATATTTCCCCCTTACATCTTCTATTTTCGAGGCTCTCGCCTCCGATTCAAATACCCTTGACGGCTTAAACGCTCACGGCGTAATTATTGACGAGCTCCACGCGATACGAGATCGTAACCTTTACGAGGTTATGAAACAATCCATTTCGAGCCGACGTCAACCTCTTGTCGTTATGATTACGACAGCCGGAACCGTTCGCGAATGTATCTTCGACGATATGTATAAATACGCTTGCGACGTTGCCGACGGTATTATCGAGGATCCTCTTTTCCTCCCCGTACTCTACGAACTCGACGCCCGCGAGGAGTGGACTAACCCGGAAATGTGGATCAAAGCGAATCCCGGTCTCGGAGTTATCAAGCAATATAAAACCCTCGCCGCTTTTGTCGAGAGGGCTAAAAACAATCCCGCGGATCTCCCGGGTGTTCTCTGTAAGGATTTCAACGTCCGAGAGAATAGCTCGGAATCTTGGTTATCATTCGAGGAAATCAACAACACCGCGACATTTACACTCGAGGACGTTTACAATACATACGCGATCGGAGGTTGCGACCTCTCCGCTACTACCGACTTAACGGCGGCGACGCTTCTCATACGAAAGCCGGGAGACGAGACCGTCTATGTATTGCAACAATATTTCCTCCCGGAAACTCGCGTCGAGCACCTCGAGGACAAAAACACAAACGAGGCGCCCTATCGAATATGGGAAAAGAGAGGGCTCCTTACAATATGCTCCGGAAACCGCGTCAATTACTCGGACGTTACGGCTTGGTTTGTAAAAATGCGCGACGAGTGGCAAATAACGCCCACAAAAATCGGTTACGACCGCGCTCTCGCCGGGTATTGGGTGGAGGAAATGAAAAATAATAATTTCGTTATGGAGCAAGTAGCGCAAGGCGCCTTTACGTGGTCTCAACCTATGCGAGAAATGGGCGCCGCGATTGCGGCTCATAAAGTAAATTATAACAACAATCCCGTTTTGAAATGGTGCTTATCGAATACCGCCGCCAAAAAATCGGGCTTGAATAATATCGAACCGAAAAAGATCACCGATAAAAGACGAATCGACGGCGCGGTATCGCTCCTTAACGCTTGGGTGGTTTATGTTCGGGACTACGAAAATTATATGTATTTTGTGGGGTAAAAATCAAAATGGGACTATTTGAAAAAATTTTCGGTAAAAAAGAATCGCCGCGAAGCCTCTCAACATTCCAACTCTTAAACAGTTATACGAGCACCTTTACGCCGTTCTCGGGTAATGCGTGGGCGGACGACAAAGTAAGAGCCTCGGTTGACGCTTTCTCTCGTCGAGCGGCGGTCGTGAAGCCGAAACACGTAAGAATGAACGACGGAAAAGCCGTCGAGGTAAACGACGAGATAAATCGAATTTTGCAATTCCGCCCGAATCCGTATAATACGGCGTACAGCTTCTATTATCGTTGCGCGGCGAATTACAAAGTATATAATTACGCTTGCGTTTTTCCGATTTGGGACGAGTTCACCGGAAAGCTCAAGGAGATTTACAACATCAACGCGAGAGCGCTTGAACTCAAAGAATATCAAGGCGAGATTTTCGTTTTGTTTAGATTCGCGAGCGGAAAACAATACGCGCTCCCGATAACCGACGTCGCTTTCGTCGGAAAGCATTTTCTCGATCACGATATTTTCCCCTCCGGAAACAATCCTTTGACACCGGTACTCGAGACCGCGAACACATTCAATCAAAGTATGAGCAAATTCGCGGAGCTCGTATCCGTTATTCGCGGTACGCTCGAGGTTCAAGGCGGAGTAAAGAACGAGGATCTCCGAAAGCGCCGCGAGGAATTTATCCGAGATAACCTTTCCCTCGAAAATAACGGCTCCGGCGTTATTGTAACGGATAACCGATACAAATATACGCCTATGACGGACAAGACGACGCCTATCCCGGATAAACAGCTCGCCTATGTTAGAGATTCCATTCACGAATATTTCGGCACAAACGACAAGATCGTAACCAACAAGGCGACGCCGGAGGAAGAATCCGACTTTTACATAGGAGAACTTCGCCCGTTCTTTGTTCAGCTCTCGCAAGCGCTCACAAATTGCCTCTTTACGCACAAAGAGAGAGGGTTCGGGAATCAAATCGACGCGGACATAAATACGCTCGAATACGCAAAGCTCCCCGACCGCCTCGCCGCCGTAAAATATCTCGCTGACATTGGCGCTCTTTCGCTCGATCAAGCTCTCACGACGATCGGCTATCCTCCGATCGGAGGAGAGGAAGGTCGCCGCAGAGTGCAAACGCTCAACGTCGTAAACGCAGATAAAGCGGATCAATACCAACTCGGAGACGAACCTCCAAAGGAACCCGCCGAGCCTCCTAAAGACGGCGAAGAAACCACACCCGGAGAGGGAGAAGGAGAAAACGAATAATGCCATTCAAGCCTAAAGAGAGAGAATACCGTTCTTTCGGTACATACAACCTCGGGGAGAGCACCGAGGAAGAAAACAAGCTCATAATTCGCGGAACCCCCGTCGTTTTCGATACGCCTACTTGTTTATACGAGTATGACGGAATCAAATTCTACGAGAAGATCGCCCGCGGAGCTTTTGATAAAGCGGATATGAGCGATTTTATTTTTAATTTGAACCACGAGCTAACACCTTACGCCCGCAACAAAAACGGATCGCTTAATTATAGCGTGGGAGACACGTTCGATATTGAGGCGATTCTTGACGGAACGGACGAGAGGCACCGTCAGCTTTACGGGGATATAAAGGCGGGAAGAATTGACAAAATGAGCTTTTCTTTCACGATTGCCGAATCGAGCTACGACGAAGAGACGAGAACGCGAACAATTATCCGCGTCAAGAAGCTTTACGACGTCTCGGCGGTAACGTTCCCCGCCTACGAGCAAACATCAATTTCCGCGAGGAGCTTCTTTGAGGAGGAGTACAAAAAAGAGGTTCAGCTTTTGGAGCAAGAGCGCCGCAGACAAGAGCTCATTATCAAAACTTTACTTTAACACACAGAAAGGAAAATCAAAAAATGCACGAAATCATTAAGAGAATGAACGAAATCAAGGCGCGAAAGGCTGAAATTCGCGCACAGCTTGAGCAGAGATCCGCCGAGGTGGATCTTCCCGCCCTCGAGACCGAGGTTCGCGACCTCGACGCCGAGTATAACTCCCTCGAGCAGAGAAAGAGAATTATTGAGGGTATCGGCGACGGAACCGTACCTACGAACCCCGTAGCAAACCCCGCCGCACCCGCAAACAACAGATCGAGCGAGATTACCTTCTCCCGCGAGACCGTACTCTCTACTCCCGAATACCGTACCGCGTGGGCTAAAACCCTTATGAGACGCGCTCTCTCCCCCGTAGAACAGAGAGCCCTCGAGACCGCGATCACAACTACCGCGACCGAGTTCTCCGCGCCCTCCGCTGACGCTGACGGCGTAAACAACGGCGGTTTGTTTATCCCTACCGACATTAACACCGCGCTTATGGAGGCGATTTCCCTCGTTTCTCCTCTCTTCCGCGACGCAAACAGAACCGCGGTTCCCGGTTTGCTCAAGTTCCCCTATAAGAAGAGCGCGAGCGGTGCAAAGAACAAGAAGGAAACCGAGCAGACCGCCGACGCTTCTATCGAGTGGGCGGAGCTTTCCCTCGGTCTCACCGAGATTTCCGAAACAATCCGCGTTTCTTGGAAACTCGAGGCTATGGCGGTCGAGGAATTTATTTCCTACATCACCGACGAGCTAATCGAGCAGGTGCGCGACAAGGCGGTAACCGAGCTTATTTACGGCTCCGGCGACGAGCAGATGAAGGGCGCCACCGTTGACGCTATCGCTCACACCTACGAAGGAACCGCCCTCGACGGTATCGGCGAAGGTCTCGCAAAGCTCGGCAAGAAGCAGAAGATCGGCGCGAAGATCTACGTAGCGCAGTCTATCGTAGAGGAGATCTCCTTTACAAAGGACGATCACGGAAACTACATCTTTACGCCTATTAACGGCGTAGGCGTGAAATCCGTCGCTACCTATCCCGTAGAGGTGGATCCTTACCTCAACGACGGCGATTTCGTTATTGGTAACGTTCACCGCTACTACCGCCTCAACGTGGTAGAGAATGTATCTCTCACGAAGGACACCTCCGGCAAGAAGAGAGCGAACGACTATACCGCATATACCCTTATGGCGGGCGCCGCACAGCCGAACACCCTCGTTTACGGTAAGAAAAAGGGCGCCTAAAGGAGGGCTAAATAATGGCGGACACATATAACAAGACCGAGATTTCTCAAGAGCTTTTGTATGCCGCCCGCCTCGCCGTCCGCGCTAACCGTACATCACACTTTGACGGGGAGATTAAAGACCTCATTTTCGCGGCTCGAAAAGAGCTTACGGAGATCGGGGTTCTCCCCGAAAAAGCCTACGACGATAACGATCCTCTCACCCGTCGAGCTTGTATTCTGTATGTAAAAGCGGAGTTCGGTCTCGATAACCCCGACGCGGAGAAATACCGCGCGAGCTTTGAATCGCTCAAAAAACACTTGAGCCTATCGAGCGAGTATGTCGGGGGGTGAGGGCGTATGTATTGGCGCGACGTCGGCTACCTTTGCCGAGAAAAAGAAACTCTCGATAAATTCAACCGACCGCAAAAAGCCGGGTTTGAAAAGAGAGAGGTTCTTTGTAACGAGACGGGAGTAAAGCGCTCCGAATTTTATCAAGCGCAAGCCGCGGGCAGAAAGCCCGAGATTTGCGTCGAGGTAATGGCTTACGAGTATGAGAACGAAAATTATTTCGAGTACGAGGGAGTAATGTATAAAGTTCTCCGTTCTTTCCCCGTGAAGGGCGAGAAAATAGAGCTCGTATGCGAAGGAATGGCGGCGGGTAATGGCTAACAAAGCCTCCTCCTCTGTTACCTTCATAGACACCTCCAAAGAGGCAAAAAAGACTATGCAAGGGCTTTCAAAAACAGCCTTACGCGAGAGCGGTAAGGTAGTTAGAAAGCTATTGAGAGAAAAGATAGCCTCCTCGGGGCTCGTACATTCTAACCGATTCAAAAACCATATCGGAACGTGGGCGTTCATAGAAAGAACGACCGGTCAACCACAACTACAAATAGGATTCTACTCTCGAGCGCGGGTAATTAAAAAAGGCAAAAAAGCCTCTAACGCCTCCCCACATTGGATAGAGTTCGGAACGAAACCTCACCCGATAAATTCCGAGCACTATATGAGATACGAGGATAACGTTTTCGGTTTTCACGTTCAACACCCCGGACAAGCCGCTACACATCTACTCCGCGATACCGTTCAAAACAATATCGCCGAGATCCGCAAAGCTCAAGAAGAATACCTCGCCTTGCTTAACGACGAACTCGAAAAAGCGGGCGCCAAAATCTACGAAGGAGAGGAGGACGAAAGCGATTGAAAGTAGATACCTCCGCGTTTATTGAAACGCTTATCAAGGAAATAAACACTATGAGAGAGGGATTTATCGCATATTACGACAGAGCTCCCGCAAAAACGAGCTTTCCGTATAGTGTGGTAAGCGGGCTTACCGCGTCCGACCTCGCCGCCGGGGATCTGTCTATGTTTGATGTTGATATATGGACGGACGACAAACTCCCGACCGCAACGGAGGATCTCGAGAGTATTTGCGACGATCTCCGAAATTTCCTTCACAATAGAATCATATCCCGAGAGGGAGTGTTCGCCGGACATATCGGCTACGAAAGCCGGGACACCTCCGACGATCGCGAAAAAGATCTTTCGCACCGCCGCCTCGTATTTGCGGCAAGATTATTTTACTACTAACAAGGAGGAGGCAAAATGCCAACTGTAACCAACCTTACAAAACAGCAAGTCGAAAATATACAGATCGACGAAGGTCTCGTATTTGTTGACTATGGCGAGCCGACCGAGCGCAAGCTCGCGCCTACTCGCGGAGGCGGCGATTTCTCCGCGAGCGTATCTATCCGAAATATCGAGTTCGACGGACGCTCCGCGGACACCGCCGGAACGCAGGTCGTCGAATCGCAAGAAGCGATCCTCAAGGTCGTTTCCCTCTGTATGTCTCAAGAGGAGCTCCGCTTCGCTATGCCCTACGCGAGAGTAGAGGGAGAGGGCGAAAATATGACGATCAAGAATCCGAAATGCGGAGTTATTCCGCTCTCCGCGTATTGTAAAAATATTACAATGTTCGCGAAGCTTATTTCGGGAAAATTCAAGAGAATCACAATCTACAACCCTATGAGCGAAAACGGCTTGAACATCAAGGCGGCACCTAAAGCAGAGGGCGAGGTCTCTCTCGAGATCAAGGCACATCAAACGATCGACGAACTCGACGGCGATTTGTGGGAAATCAAAGACGTTTCCGAAATTGCCGACGCGGTAGCCGCCGCAAATGAAACCAACGCAACCGAACCCGCCGCAACCGAACCCGCCGCAAACGGCGACGCCGAATAATAGGAGGATCAAACAATGTTGAAAATCAAAACTATTCCCGTTCTCACCCGAATTATTTCAAAGCTCGATCTCAAACCCGTTATCGAGATTTTCAAAAATGCGGACATTTTCAAGGAGGCAAAGGGCAAAAAGGACGCTCTCAAACAGCTTTCCGGAGAAAAGGCGACGGAGCTCGGCTTCGCTATGTTGGCAGAGATCACGCCACAGCTCGGCGCGGTAGGAGAAGATCTTCCCGAGTTTGTAGCTCTTTACTACGGTATCAGTATCGAGGAGGCGGCGGAAAAAGATTTCGCGGAGGTTCTTAACGACCTCATTCACGACGAAGGGATCCGCGGTTTTTTCGCTACTGCTCTACGGAAAAAGGTAGAGCGCGAAGCTTAAACCTTTTATCTAAATACTACGATTGGCAACTCGTCGCAGAGCTCCCGCTTTCAGCTCTCGGCGGGTTGCTTTCTTATGCGGAAGAGCGAGAGGTAGAAGAGGCTACGCGCCCGCTATGGATCGCACATTACGCAGTACAGAAAATCGCGGGAGCGGATCCTATGCCGTATGACGAATTTTTGCTCTCTATCCTTTCCGACGAAGCGCCCGAGGTTAAAGCACCGGCGAAGCGCTCCGCCGAGGAGATCGAGGAAGAGTTCCTCCGGATCGTTGAGATTTCAAGGGGAAAGGAGGGCTAAAACGTGGCGAATATATTTCAGCTTTTCGGACAGATCTTTATTGATAACGCCGAGGCAAACGAAAGCATAGACAAAACGACAGAAAAAGCCGAGAAATCCGGTTCAAAGGTAGGCTCGGCTTTTGCTTCTATTGCGAGCGGCGCGGCAAAAGTGGGAACCGCCGTCGTCGGCGCGGCTTCTGCTCTTGGGGCGGGAGCCTACGCTATGGCAAACTCCACAGCAACGCAAGCCGACACAATAGACAAACTCTCCGAAAGAACCTCCATAAATCGAGAAGAGCTTCAAAGGTGGATGCACGCTTGCGATCAAAGCGGAGTTAGCTCCGACGTGCTCGAAACCGCCGTCAAAAAAATGTCGTCAACACTCGACGACGCGGCGAACGGCTCGGAGACGGCTTTAGATTCTCTTACTCGCCTCGGGCTTACGCTCGAAGATTTAGAGGGACTATCAACAGAAGAAAAATTCGATAAAATCACAAACGCCCTCGCGGATATGGAGGACGGAACCGAGCGAAACGCGCTCGGCGCCGATCTCCTCGGAAAAGGCTATACCGAAATGCTCCCTTTGCTCAACGCGGGCTCCGAGGGCATAGAGGCTCTTAAAAAAGAAGCTGACGACCTCGGTATAGTTATGTCGGAGGACGCAGTAAAGGCGGGCGTAGTATTTGGCGATACCGTGGCAAACATAAAAGCGGCGTTCGGCGGCTTTATGAACCAACTCGGAAACGCTCTTATGCCCGTAGCTCAATCGGTGGCGGATTTAATTATAAACGCGCTCCCGCAGATTCAAGGGCTATTTACCCGCCTCGCTCCCGTAATTCAACGGGTATTCGAGAGCTTACTACCGTCGCTATTTTCGCTCGTGGAAACGCTTTTCCCGCTTCTTATGGGCTTTATAGAGACGCTCCTACCCGTTCTCGAAAACATAATTTCGGCAATTTTGCCGGTAATAATCTCTCTTATAGAAATGCTCGTCCCGATCATATTGGAGCTTGCGAGTAGCATTTTGCCGCTTATCGTGGATTTGATAACGGCTATAATGCCGCTTATATCCGATATTATTTCGACGGTTCTCCCGGCATTTCTCGCGGTTATTCAAAAGCTTTTACCTTACTTTGTGCAGATCGTGAAAGCGATCCTCCCGGTAGTAATAAAGCTCATTCAAAAGCTCCTCCCGCCTATATTGCAGATCGTCGATAGGCTCCTCCCGGTAGTGTTGGATCTTATAGACGCTATTCTCCCGGTTCTACTCGAGATTATAGAGGCGGTTCTCCCGATTATTCTCGACCTCGTGGATCAGCTCCTACCGTTGATAATTCAAATCGTGGAGACGGTTCTCCCGGTGCTTTTGAACCTCATTCAAGCGGTTTTACCGTTCTTGATTCAAATAATCGAGACCGTATTACCGATCATAATTAACCTCATTCAAACCCTACTCCCGGCGATTATGCAAATCGTAGAGGGCGTTCTCCCGGTAATTTTGAATCTCATAACGGCTATAATGCCGCTTATTATTCAAATAATCGAAACCGTTCTCCCGATTATAATTCAGCTCATAGAAACACTCTTACCGCCGATATTGCAGATCGTCGAGATTATTCTCCCGCTTATACTGAATCTCATTAACGCGATTTTGCCGCTATTGACGACGATTATAGAGGCGGTTCTCCCGATCCTCGTAACGCTCATAGAGGCTATTTCGCCGCTTCTTGAAATGTTGGCGCCGCTACTCTCGCCGATTCTCGAGCTTCTCGTAATGATCCTTGAGCCCCTCGTCGAGCTTCTTAACTTGATTTTGCCGCCTCTTATCGGGCTATTTACGCAGATCATAGAAAAGATAATGCCGGTATTACAAACGGTATTCTCCTCGGTTGCTAACCTTCTTTCGGGACAGTTCAAGACCGCTTTCGAGGCTGTCGGAAACATCTTTACGAACATCAAGAATATTTTCCAAAATATAATTGATTTCGTGAAAAATGTTTTTACGGGTAATTGGAAAGGCGCGTGGGAGAACGTAAAAAATATTTTCTCGAATATTTGGGATAGCTTAAAGACGATTGTAAAAACGCCGATAAATTTCATTATTAACGGCATAAATACTCTTATAAACGGTATCAATAAGATCTCTTTTGACGTTCCCGATTGGGTTCCCGGTATTGGAGGAAAAACGCTCGGATTTAATATCCCGAATATTCCAAAGCTTCGCCGCGGACTTGATTTCGTACCCTACGACAATTATCCCGCGCTCCTCCACAAGGGCGAGCAAGTGCTCACAGCCTCGGAGAAACGCGAGAGGGATCAAGAACTCGAGGAGAAGAAAAAAGAGCCTAAAACGCCGCCCTCGGTCTCCGTGAAGGTGGATATTCATATCGACCATTTCGAGAACCACACGGAAAGCGATCTTGACGAACTCGCCGAGGAGCTTATGAGAATTATCGAGGAAAAGATTCGACAGAAAGGAGCGACTTTCGCATAATGAAGAAATTACCTTTTTTCAAGTTCAACGGCGTAACGTCGCTTGACGAACAACTCATTATTACGGGAAAAGACGTCTATAAAGGCGCCGCCCGTGATTTAACATTTACGCAGATCGCCGGGCGTTCCGGCGATCTGCTCACAGATAACCGACGCTTTAAGAATGTGAAAATTTCTTACGACGTAGCCGCGCTCGAGGGGATCCACAAGATCCCCGAGATCGCGCACCGCGTCAAGGGTTGGCTCCTCTCCGAGGTTGGCTATTTTCCGCTATACGATAGCTACGATCCGAATTATTTTCGCCTCGGTGCGTATAGCGAGGAGTTCGACCTCGAACAAGAACTCCCGGCGCTCGGTAGCTCCTCGATTGTTTTCAACTGTAAGCCGTTCCGATATTTGATAGAGGGACAGCGAGCTATTATCTTAACGACCGCGCAGACAGTAAGAAACCCCGAATTTTTCTCCTCTCTCCCTTATATCAAAATCACCGGAGAGGGAGATATAACGTTGAGTATAAACGCGGATTCTTTCGTATTTCGCGGCGTCGAGGGATATATCGAGGTCGATTCCGAGCAAATGCGAGCTTTCAAGGGCTTAACGAGCGAAAACGAGAAAATGTATTCGCCCGATTTTCCAAAGCTTTATAAAGGAGATAATTATATCTCTTGGAGCGGATCCGTCTCGAGCGTCGAAATAATTCCGAGGTGGTGTTGCTTATGATTCCGATTCTCTACAAAAAAGGCGCCTCGAATTACTCGAATAATGGCATAGGACACCTCAAGGACGCTATTTCGTGCAAGGTTACGGAGGAGCGCCACGGCGACTATTTGCTAACGCTTCAATATCCGATCTCGGGAGCTTGGTATTCCGATATTGTGGAGGGCGCCGTCGTAAAGGCAAAAGCGAACGAAACAAGCGAGCTTCAGCTATTCCGGATCTATAAATCGAGTAAACCTATGAAGGGCGTCGTTACGTTCTACGGAGAACATATTTCCTACGACCTAAAAGGGCTCCCGCTTTGTGCGCTGTCTATGAGAGGGACGACACCCGGCGCCGCTCTTACGGCGGGATTCTCCGCCTCGGTGCTCTCTCACGGCTTCACGGCTTGGAGCGATATTACCACACTTAACAACATCAACATAACGAAGCCTCGCTCCCTCCGTAACTTTTGCGGAGGTGAGGCGGGCTCCGTCCTCTCTGTATGGGGCGGCGAGTTCGAGTTCGATAATTTTGTCGTAAAGCTCCACAAACACCGCGGCGCGAATAACGGCGTAGTTATCAACTACGGAAAGAACCTCACGGACGCAAAGCAAGAGCGGAATATAAGCGATTGCTATACGCATTTTTGCCCTTACGCGATCAAAAAGACCGAAACACGAAACGCCGCGGGTGAGGTTACGGAAACCTCCGAGGAAACGATCACTCTTTCCGGCGGCGTAATAGAACTCGTAAACCCCGAAAATATCGGGCATACGAAAGCCTATACCCTCGATATTTCGGACAAATTCGCCGACGGCGAGGAAATGAACGAAGCGAATCTCCGCGCACACGCGGAGGAATATATCGCCTCTCATAAACTCGGCGTACCAAAGGTAAATATTACGCTTTCCTTTATGCAAATATGGGATAGTCCGGAATATTCAAAAATCGCCGTTTTCGAGCGCGTCGCCCTTTGCGATACGGTAACGGTTCGCTTTTCGGATCTCGGTATCGACGCGGAGGCGAAGGTTATCAAAACCGAATACGATAGCCTCGAGGAGCGGTTTTCAAAAATCGAGGTAGGAGACGCAAAAAGCACTCTCGCGGACACGGTAACGAGCATAGAGGAAAGTATCACCGACACAAAGAAAAGCCTCGCAGAGAGCGAAAATGCCGCCTCCGTAGCGCTTCAAAACGCTATCATAGAGGCGACGAACAAAATTACGGGAAATAGCGGCGGCTACGTCGTTTTATCTCCCGCAAATAACCCTCAAGAAATCCTCATAATGAACACCCCGGACAAAGAGACCGCTACTCGCGTTTGGAGGTGGAATAGCTCCGGTCTCGGTTACTCAAAGAGCGGATATAATGGCGAATACGGGCTCGCTATGACAATGGACGGCGCGATCGTCGCCGATTTCATTACAGCGGGAACCCTTAACGCTATCAATATAACCGGCTGTACCATTACGGGCGGATCCCTCAACATCAACGACCGATTTACCGTTGACGCAGAGGGCAACGTTCGCACCGAGGGCGAAATAATCGCCACGAGCGGAATTATAGGCGGGTGCGAGATCAAGGACGGAAAGCTCGTTATTACCTCGGCAAACATCACCGGAACGCTCACGATCGGGCAACTCCCGGACAGCGTAGCCGAAACGAGCGATATTCCTACGAAGGTCTCGGAACTCTCCAACGATAGCGGGTATCAAAACCGAACCGGCGTCGTTTCGATTATCGACGGCAGAATAACCGCCGATTATGTGGAGGCGCTCGAGATCAGCGTCGGAGCCGCGCAAATAACGGGAAAGCTAACCGCCGGGCAGATTGACGCCTCCGAGCTCAAGGTATCGGCGGCAAACATCACCGGAACGCTCACGATCGGGCAACTCCCGGACAGCGTAGCCGAAACGAGCGATATTCCTACGAAGGTCTCGGAACTCTCCAACGATAGCGGGTATCAAAACCGAACCGGCGTC